CTTATCCTCTTGGTCGTGAACTTTGTACTGCTTGTCTTATTAAAGAAAGAGAAAACAATGACAGAAGCTGAAAAATGGCTTGATAAACATATGGATTGAACGCAAAAAAAGCCCAAGCTGACCAAGCTTGAGCGAAATACGATTTACAACAACTTATTATATTACTTTCGGTCAGTTATATTATATCATACAGACCAATAATTTATTCAAAATAAAAATGCCCGAACTGACCAAATTCGAGCTTAATAGAACAATGTTTCATGGATAATTTTTATGGTCTAACAAATTATATCATACTGAGCTAGGAACTCGCTAAACTCAACTGGAGGGAAAATGTTTAAAAAATCAGGAGAAATTATTGGTAATGCCTTTGTGTGGCTGCTGTTTATAGCAATTTGCTTAATATTTTTAGGGTTATTACTCCGAATATTGCGCTTTATATGGTTTGGGTACTAAAAAACTCCACACTTGGTCAGTAGTATGGAGCAACTAATTATCAACTTAGTTCGTGTAATATATTTGACCAATGTATATTATACACTATTAAACAAAAAAAGCCCATGGCAATGGGCTTTAAAAACTGATTTATTATAATACTATTATAACATAACAGGAGTTAGAATATGACAAAAGAATTGACGAAAGCACAATGGCATGATGTTCGAATGACCTTAAGAATTATCATTCGCAATAAGAAGAATGCCAAACAATCTCAGCTTATCAATGAAGCATTAGACAATATTAAAGACGAAGATGATCGTAAGATATTCAAACGTTATTACATTGATGGCTGGGGCATCATTAAGATCACAATGAATATGTATTACTCAAAGACTGCAGTCATTGCAAGAAATAATAAAGCAACGCAACAGTTTGCTGAGAAATATGACGGCGGTCATTTACTTAAGATGTTTCATGAATAATATAAAGAACGCTACTTTTTCGTAGCGTTTTTGTTTTACGATTGAATCATGATAGATGTGAGTACACCAAAGGCAAGACACAGGTTCTATGGTAGATCTGCTTGGCAAACAGTCAGGAAACAAGTTCTTAAACGTGATAATTATGAATGTGTATGGTGCAAGAAGAAAGGCCGTGTGACAACGGCTAAGACAGCGAAGCTTGAAGTAGATCATATTAAGGAATTAGAATACTATCCTGAGCTAGCACTCGAACCTAGCAACTTGCGCACGCTATGCCATGATTGCCATAACATAAGGCATGATAGGCACAACGACAATAGAAAAGTATTTGATGATGAGATTTTTTATTTTTAATAAAGTTCGGAAATAGAAAAAATAATTATGTAAGATACCCCCCGGTCATAAAAAATGGGTCATTTTCGACGTTTTTGACTGAACGATTGGCTTAATTAACCAAAAAAACACAACATTTTATAAGAAAGGGCTGTTAAATGTTCGGAAATAGGTTAAAGGAAATTTTAGATAATAAAAACATGAGTTTTTCTGACTTAAAAAAGTTACTTGAGCAAAAAGGAATTGAGATTAGTAATGCTCGACTTTCCTATTATGCTAATGGTAAACGGAAACCAAAGGACAAAAATATTTGGATAGAAATTGCTAAAGTTCTAGAAGTGAATTTGCAAGATATTATTATAGATATTGATTATTTTTTATCAATTAATCAAGAAAATTCTGTTAAAAATAATGTTAAAAAAAGCGGAAATGTTAAAAGTTCAGAAGCCAATGCGCTGTCTAAAGAACTACTATCTCTAATAGATAAAAATTCACCATCTGAATTAGAAAAAGTGTACCGATACTGCAGCTTAGTTTCTAATTTTGAAAATTTAAGCAAAGCAATTGATAAAGCAGGAGTAATGATTCTGGTTTCTTCTGGTGAAAATGAGATAAAAAAACCACACCCTGCTATTGCAGAAAAAGTAAAAGTAAATGCTGCCTTAATTAAGTTAGATGAATTTTTTGAAGAAAAACGAACATCAAAACCTAAAAATAGTGGCGAAAAAGATTGGAGTAAATTTACGAAGTGATCGATTACGTTCAAAAGTACATTGACGGTTATTATGCGGGCATGGTCAAATTCAACTATGAACGAAAATTACTTGTTGATTATATTAAACGTGAGGTAGTGCCTCGTCTCGAATCAGGCGAGGTATTTTTTGACGTTGAACAAATCGAGAATTGTATCGGTTATACAGAGAAATATTTCTTTGAACTGGAAGATTTCCAAAAATTCATTATCAGTTTTGTTTTCTTATATTTTTCAGAAAATCATCGGAATGTTTATCGAAAAATATTAATCATGATTGCCAGGGGGAATGGTAAAAATGGATTACTTTCTGCAATAGGAAGTTATCTAACAACCCCTATGCATGGAATCGCCAACTATAACATTTCAATCGTGGCCAATAGTGAGGATCAAGCTAAAACAAGTTTTGATGAAGTTCACGATACAATTGAGAACCATGAAGAATTAGAAGAACTATTTGGTAAGCCACGTAAATCAGAAATCAAGAACTTACAGACAAAATCGCTCTTTAAATTCAGAACTTCAAATGGAAATACTAAGGATGGACTTCGAGATGGGGCGGTTATTTTTGATGAAATCCACCAATATGAAAGCAATAAAGATGTAAAAGTACATATTTCTGGACTAGGTAAACGACCTAATCCACGTGAATTTTATATAGGAACTGATGGTTATGTGCGTGATGGCTTCATTGACCAGATGAAAGATATGGCACTCAAAGTTCTTAAAGGCGAAGCGAAATGGAATGCTATGTTTCCATTTATTTGCAAATTGGATAAGGCAGAACAGGTCGATGACCCTACCCTTTGGGAATTATCAAGTCCTATGTTTTCACTTCCAATGACAGAGTATGCGCAAGGACTTTTTGAAACAGTTCTGGAAGAATATGAGGACTTAGAATTAAATCCTAGCGGACGAGATGAATTCATGACTAAGCGCCAAAATTTCCCGGTTACTGACATCGAAAGAAGTGTGGCAACCTATGAAGAATTGAAAGCAACCAAAAAAGAATTTCCAGAATTAAGAAATCTACCTGCAGTTGGGGGATTTGACTTTGCCTCTACCCGTGACTTTATTGCAGTTGGTGCATTATTTAAGGTTGATGGGGATTATGTTTTCAAATCTCATTCGTTTGTTCGTAAAGAATTTGTCGATAGAATATATAGCTATTCAAAGCCAAATGAAAATGTTAATGGTAAGCGACGATTTGCTCCGATTAGACAATGGGAAGATGAGGGATTACTCACAGTATTAGATGAACCGTCAATGGATGCACAGCACGTTGTAGATTGGTTTGTTCGTATGCGTGATGAAGAAGGCTATGAATTCCAAACTATTTGTGGAGATGGCTATAAAATGAGGGAGTATTTACAACCTAAATTTGAAGAAGCAGGGTTTGAGGTTTCTTGGAATGGGAAATTTGAAGAACCTCTCGGTTATCGTGTGGAAGTCATTCGTAACTTTAGAGCCATTGATGCACAATTATCAACCGTAATTGAGGATAGTTTCGCCAATCAAAAAATTAATTTTGGGGATAATGATATGATGCGCTGGTACACAAATAATGTACTTAGACATTTGAAAAAAGATGGGAATGTGGAATATATCAAAAAAGAAGATGTCAGACGAAAAACAGATGGATTTAAAGCTTTTGAAGCAGCGATGTTCAAGGCTGATTTACTAAATGAAGTAGATACCACTGATTTCTATGATAATTTGGGTTGGTTTATGGGATAAAACGATACTTTTTGAGAGTAAAAATATTAGATAATTTACTTATGAAGTTATCAGCGAAAGCAAACAAAATGTAATTCGTTCGGTTGGATATACTTCTAACGTTGCTGGACGATAAAACCAGCGTAGCAAGCACGGCACGGGCGCTCAGGGTTCGACTCCCTGACTTGCTATGTCCAACATTATTTGGGGCTGATAATACTAGTACAGTTTCCAAATAATATTAATAAGTCAGTGCGGTTGGAGCTGACAGCAAGGAACAGAAACGACTTCGCTAATAGAAGTTATAGAGTTCGCGGCTCTATCTTGCTCTTATATTTTATTATAGGTTGTCCAATGGGCAGCCTTTTATTTATAAAAACGCTACTTTTTTGCTCTACTTTTCTATTAAACTTGAATTAAAAGTACGGAAAGGAGAAAATGTGGGACTATTTTCAGACATTTGGGCGTCGGTTAAAAGCAAAAGTGAAAACACTGATGTTTCTGGTTACACAGCCTTATTTAATGCACAAGCTACCCTAGGAATGAAAAATGCTGCTTTAGAATCATGTGTAAGTTACTTGGCACGATTAATTTCTAAAGGAAAATTTGTATTTAAGAATGAAAGTTCTATTACAGATTCAGATTTTAATTATGCTTTAAATGTAAAGCCTAATCCAAATCAAACTGCCAGTGAATTTAAAGTAGCAATGGTAAAAAAGCTACTCAATGGCGAATTATTAGTTATCAGAGATAATGATAAATTTTATGTCGCTGATAGCTTTGTTACAAACTACTCATTAGATGGAAATACCTATTCTGGTGTAACGATTAATTTTTCAAGTAGTAATGTCGCAAATGCTCCAAATTCTGGTCCGTATGCTCAAAAGTATTTTGATAGAGTATTTACTCAAGGAGTTGACTGTTTCCATTTGGATAATGACAATATTGGAATAAAAAAATATATTGATAGTCTGTGGGAAGATTATGGGAAATTGTTTGGAATATTAATTACCAATCAACTGCGAGTTGGTCAGTTGAGAGCCAAGTTAAGTATTCCCGTCAATACCAAACTTGAAGAAGATGAGCAAAAAAAAGTTCAAAAACAATTTGCGACAACTTTATCTCAAAGTTTACTCACAGATCCTATTGTATTCGTCCCCGACAATGGTAAAGCACAATCTGCTTATGATGAAATTTCTTCTAGTAAATCAGCAACGCTTCAAAATCAAATCACGGATTTTGGGACATTAAAGAAGATTTTTATTGGTGAAATAGCTGGATTGCTAGGAATTCCACCAGCTTTAGTTCTTGGAGAGACTGCAAATAACTCTGAGAATTTAGATTTAGCAATTGAATCTGCAGCGATTCCACTTGGAAACAAGTTATCTGAAGGATTTGCCAGTTTGTTAATAAAAGAATCAGGTTTTATGAATGGGAATACCTTACAAATGACTGGCTTTAAAACGATTAATATTCTTGACCGTGCAGATGCGATTGATAAAGTTGGATCCAGCGGTGTAGTGAAAATTAATGAAGTTCGTGAGGCAGCTGGATTGCCACCAACAACAGATGGTGATGTGTTTATTATGACAAAAAATTATGAAGAGAAAGGAAAAGATAGTGAAGACACTTAAGTTTAATGGTGCAGTCGCAGATAATGACGATGCAGAAGTTTATGACTGGTTTGGTATGGAGTGCATCACCCCTAAGGATGTTAAAACTTTCTTAGATGATGCAAACGGCGAAGATGTCACAATTCAAATTAATTCTGGTGGGGGATCAGTATTCGCTGGAAGCGAAATTTTCACTGATTTAGGGAAATATCAAGGGAAAGTATTTGCCGAAATTTCAGGAATTTGTGCTAGTGCAGCAACATTTCCGCTTCTAGCAGCTGATAAGGTAACGATGACCCCGACAGGTCAAATAATGATTCATAATGTTTCTGCTATTCAAGCAGGAGATTATCGTGATATGTCAGACATGTCTAATATCTTACTTGGTTCAAGCGAAAATTTAGCGAACCTTTACGCAAATAAAATGGGCGCTTCCGTTGAAGAAGCTCAAAAAATGATGGATGCTGAGACATGGTTTAATGCAAAACAAGCTAAGGAATCAGGACTTGTTGATGAAATTCTTTTTGAAGACAATCAACAAGTTCAATTGGTTGCAAGTATGTCTCCAGTGTTATCTCATGATAAGATTAGCCAGTTTAAAAATATGATCAATGGTAAAGCAAAAAATTCACCAACGCTTGACATTCGACTGGATGATGAACAAATGAATTCAATTACTAATTTAATTGATGAAAAAATAGCTGCAGTAAAAGCAGAATTTGAAGCTAATAACTCGGCAGACAAGCCGCTTAAAAATCAACTATTTAAATTTGGAGGAATTAAATAATGGATTACACAAAACTACCTAATTACACAGCGGCTGTAGAGAAATATACTAATGCAGTAAAAGAGGGTGCAGATGAAGCAGCACAATCTAAAGCTTTTGACAAAATGATGAACACTCTTGGAGCTGAAATTATGGAAAACATGAATGCTTCAACATCAGATAAAATCAATGAATTAATGGCTTCGCGTCCAACTAATGGACTTTCTGAAAATGAAACTAAATTCTTTAATGATATTACTTCTGGTGTAACTGGTGCTGATGTTACTCTTCCACTTGAAATTATGAACCAAGTATTTCTGGAATTACAAAACGCTCATCCGCTTTTGGATATTATCAAATTCCAAAGCGCCGGATTGAAAATGAGAGCTACAGTCGCTAATTCAATTTATGATGGCGGTACGGCTGTTTGGGGAGAAGTTTTTGATGACATTAAAGGTCAATTACAACAAACTTTCCACGAAGTAGACTTCTCTCAAAACAAATTAACTGCTTTTGTCGCAATCCCTAAAGATGCTCTTGAAAATGGTTATGACTGGTTGAAATCATTTATTATCATTCAAATGTCTGAAGCGATGGCTGTGGCACTCGAAACAGCTTTAGTTGCAGGAGATGGAAATAAAAAACCTATTGGATTGATGAAGGATCTCTCTAAAGGCGCTATCAAGAGTAATGTAACAACGTATCCAGATAAAGCCGATTTTGCAGATTGGTCTGATATTGATCCTGACAATGCAGCAGAAAAAATCGCCCCTGTAATGCAAGCTCTCTCTAAAAATGAAAAAAATATCACAGTAAATATCTCTGGGCAAGTAAAAATGTTAGTTAATCCTGATGATTATTACTCTACTCTTGCTAAATTCATGTATCTCACGGATAACGGTGTTTGGGTAACTGTTTTACCTTTCGGTGTTGAAATTGTTCAATCCGTTGCAGTGCCAAAAGGAAAAGCAGTAATCTTTGCGGCTAACCGCTACTGGGCTTATATGGGCGGAACAAGAATGCAAGAGTTTGACCAAACTTTCGCTCTCGAAGACTTGCAACTTTATACTGTCAAAGCTTTCTATTACGGAAAAGCTTACGACAATAATACAGCTCAGGTTGTAAAACTTGTTAAAGGCTAATGCTGCCCCAGTTACAGTCACAGAAGCTTAATAGTAAAGGAGAAGTAAATGAGCGATGCGGAAACTTGGGCGGCTGGTCATCTTAAATCTTTTAAACAAAGGATGAGAATTAATACAGAAGATCCTGATGAACTTGTCAATTTAACAAAAATGCTCATTGCCTCTTATACTTCAATTCTTCGGTTGGTTGGTGTATCTAATGCTACTGACCCCGAAGTTGAGGAGTTAATCTATGAGCGTTCACGCTATACTTACAATGATGCACTTGATGAGTTTAAAGAGAATTATGCTCAAAACATTCGTGACGTTTTTCTAGCTAATCAACCTGAAGAAAGCGAGGAAAGTAATGATAAAATCGCAGAAAGTTCTTCAATCTTCTAACCGAACGAACAATGGAACGATGCGAACTTCAGTTACTTTTAAACGAGTAGGTATTGATACCTCTTTTGATGGAAGAGGTGGAGAACTGATTGAAAAGTTTAAAACACTTGCGGATGTGTATAGCCCAAGCAATAAAGATTTGAGCATCTTAGGAAGCCAAAATGTTAAGAATGGAGCAACGATAAAAATTCGCGATCCCTTAACGAGTTATCAACCTAAAAATGATGACAAGGTTATTATTGATGATCCTAGATATTCAGGTCAGGTATGGGGAATAGTAGACATTCAGCCTGATTTTCATGACCGAACTTTCTTGAAAATAATTCTAGGAGGGACGAATCTTAATGAGTAGTTCAATGACAATCAAAGGGTTTGAAGAAATTGAAGCAAAATTGAGAGAAAAGTTTAGTGAAACTCGTGTGAAGAAGATAGAAAGTGATGCACTTAAAGCAGCCGCGGATGAAGCTGTAGTTGATTTAAAGAGTACCCTTTCTCAATTTGCAAATTCTGGTGATACAGTAGCTGGTGTTGTTCGAGGGAATGTTTCTAGAACATCAGGATTCCCCGTCATAAAGATAGGTAACAACGGTAAGCATTGGAGACTTGTCCATCTTGAAAATAATGGCTTTGTCAGAAATGGTAAATCATATCGTTATAAAAGTTTTGGTGCTTTACAAAGTTTTTCAAATGCTCAAGGACAAAAATTTGTTAAGACAGCGCAAGCTAATTTGAAGGAGTTGCTAAAATGAATGATATGCTAAGTGAACTTATGCAAGCTTTAGCTAATGACTCTGATATTCTAGCAATTCAAAGAACAGGTGGGTTTAAAAGTTATTCAAGATATGAAAATTTATCTGGAAGCTCAACAAGTATAACAATTACTCCGACTGGTCCACCAGAACAAACAGCTATGAGTAGCAATGATTCACTAGCTAAACATTTTGTTTATCAGGTCAGCATAGAGGCAATTGACCGATTAACAGTAAAAAAATTACAAAATACAGTTGAAAATATTCTAAAAACAAAAGGATTCTTTCAGATGAATGGCGGACTAGATGAATATTTTAGCGATACAAAAAGATATGTGGATGCTCGGTTTTATGAAGGCAATAGCAATCTTTACGAAAATTATTGAAAATAAGGAGAAAAAACAATGTCAGTACCTATTGGTTTTAAACGTTTAACAATTCGTATAAAAGATGGTAAAACTGCAGTTCCTGATAAAACTCAGTTTGTTATCGAGGGGAAAAAAGATAATGGTGGTATGGTTTCCGCTAAAGTATCAGGATTAGCGGTTGATGCCGTAAAATCTTATTCTTCAAATAAAGTATACTCCATTTCAGGAAAAGGAGTTGGAGATGGTAAAGTTGAGTTCGATATCATGGACTTCCCTGAAAAAATTAAAAATGCAGTGCTTGGAATTGTTGCATCTACTAATGGTGTATACAAAGCTACTGCAGATCGCACTTCTCCATATTGCTCGATTCTATTGGAAGATGTAACACCTCAAGGTCATCCATATTTAATGGCATTTGTGGATGGAATGTTCTCATCTGATGGTCTTGAGTTTAATTCATTACAAGGCAAACAAAGTGAACTTCCATCAGAAGCTATTAGCTTTGCCATTGGTTCTGATGACAACGGATTGTACTACTCTACCTTTGTAGGAACTGGAGCTCCTACTGATGCAGCTGGTATTGCAGAAATTAAAGCTGATGCTTTAATGGTAGCAGGAGGGTGAAATAAATGACTAAGTTATCAATTACTCTTCGTGATAAAGACGGTGAGTTTACTGTTACTCAAGAACATGTTAGCGGTCAAAAGCTTCTTGATTATTGGGATATGGCAGTTGAAATTGAAAAAAACGTTGATAAGATGTCTATTTCAGACGTTTATAAAAAACGGATTAATTTCATCGCTGGTTTATTCGATAGTTCAAAGGTAACGGAAGAATCAATTTTAGCAAGTGTACCTGCTTGGGGATTGCAAAATTTCATTAAAGATGTTTTTGAAACGATTACTGGTTCAAAAGAAGTTACGGGTGACGAAAAAAAGGAACAATGACAGTCTCAGAAGCTCGTTCTGAATTTCTAGACTTTGTAAAAACGCTAGTATCGACTGGTTCATATACTTTGGCAGATATCCTTAGTAATGATTTTTCTACAGTTGTTTCTGTGGTTGGTGCAAAAATTATATCAAAAGATGGTAGCGTAGATGAGCCTAAACAAGAAAAAGTATTATCGCTTTGGGAATTTGGGCAGTCATTAAATTAAAAATAGCTCTTATGAGCTGTTTTTTTATTTAAAAAAGAGATATAATTAAATA